TACTGCGGGTGGGATCCGACGACGCCCGTGGTCGACGAGCAGATCCTCCTCGACGGCAACGGCACCCTGTCGATGTTCCTGCCGTCGCTGTGCGTGACCGCCGTGTCCGCAGTGACGGTGACGCTGCCGGACGGGTCGACGTACGCCGCGCAGATCGGCACCGGGCTCGACGTGTCGTGGAGCGTGGGCGGCGAGCTGACCTGGTTGTCGACCGCGCTCGGTGGCGTCGGCTGCTGGCCCGAGGGCAACCAGAACATCGCCGTCACCTACTCGGGCGGCTACCCCGCGATCCCCGATGACCTGCAGGCGGCGCTGGACTCGCTGACGACGCGGATGCCCAAGGTCACCTCGGGTCTGACGCAGGCCAAGATCGGCACGGCGTCGATGACCTACGCGGCGGCTCTCGCGCAGGGCGGCCTGCTGTCTGTCGAGCAGTGGGTGTTCGACAAGTACCGGATCGTCAAGGCTGCCTGATGTCCGACGCGTCGCTGTTCTTCGTCAACTCCGTGAGCGTGGAGACGTTGACCGGCGAAGGCGCGTACGGCGAGGACTTCGCCGCCCCCGTGACGGTGGCGTGCTTCATCGACGACTCGACCCACCTCGTCCGCAACAAGGACGGCGAGGAGGTCGTGTCCAACACGGTCCTGTACGCCGACTCGTCGCAGTCGGCTGCGTTCGCGGTGGACTCGCGGGTGACCGTCAACGGTCGCACGGCGCGGGTCATCACGCTCAACGCCTACGACTCGGTTTCGCTGGGGTTGCCAGACCATGTGGAGGTGCACCTCACATGAGTGACGCACCGGCCAACGAGTTCGAGGGCTTCATCTTCGAGCGCAACATCGCCCCCCGCGAGGTCACGGGCGGGGAAGGCCTGCTGGGCGCCGCGCACGCGATCGTGCAGGCGGCACTGGCCGGGCTCGAGGATGCGGCGAACATGGTCAAGGACAAGGCCGTCGAGAAGGCGCCTCTGCTGACCGCGGAGTCGATGCCACGCGCCGGCCGCGTCGGCGGTGACCAGGGCGGCACACCGGGCGAGCTGCGGGAGTCGGCGAAGGTCGACATGGAAGACCACACCGCGGCGATCTCCTTCAACACGATCTACGCCAGCCTGCAGCACGAGCGGATGGACTGGCACCACACAGACGGTCACGCGAAGTACCTCGAGACGGCGATGAACGAGAACCGCTCCGACGCGGTGCAGATCATCGCCGACCGCATCCGCGAAGTGACCGGCGGCTGATGTGGGCGCCACCAACGACCTGCTGACCGGCTTCGCAGATCTGCTCGGCGCAGCTGGTGCGGCGAAGTGGAACGCATCCGGGGCCTACGCGGACACCGACACCGGCATCTACGTGCAGGTGACGCCGCCGTCGCCGGATGGTGCAGTGATCCTGACCACGTACCCCGTCTCCGACGACCCGACGCTCGCCGACTCGGTCGTGGGCCTGCAGGCGATGACTCGGATGGGCGGGCTCGATCCGCGCCCGGTCAACGACCTCTCCGACGCGATCTTCGACCAGCTCCACGGCCTGCACGACGTCGCGCTGTCGACCGGCGTTCATGTCGTCGAGTGCGTGCGGCGTTCCGGCGTGCTGCTCGGCCAGGACGACCTGCGGCGGTGGCTGCGGTCGGACAACTACTACGTGACCACCTACCGGCCGGGTCCGAACCGGCTCTGAATCGTCCGGGCGCCCGTCCGGAAGCCAGGGACAACCAACCCCGCAACCGCCTGCCCTCGGGCGGCGACAACCTGAGGAGTAGCCAGCATGACGGCAACCACCAGGACGCCCCTCGGGGCGTCGACCCTCGTCCGCAAGTGGTGGCTGGACGTGAACACCGGCACCACCGCCAGCCCCGTCTGGACTCCGGTCGGTGGCCTGACCAACTTCACCCCGAGCCTGAACCCGACCCTGCAGGACGACTCCGACTTCGACTCGGGCGGCTACAAGTCCTCCACGGTGACCGCGCTCGACTGGGGCGCGAGCTTCACCGTGTCGCGCAAGGTGCAGCCGAACGCGCCGACCACCTACGACCCGGGCCAGGAGAAGCTGCGCACCACGTCGCTGCTGATGGGCGTGGAGAACACGGTGGAGATCCGGTTCTACGAGATGTCCGACGGTGGCCCCCGCGTGGAGGCGTACCAGGGCAACGCGGCCGTGTCGTGGAGCCCGTCGGGTGGCCCGATGGACGCGCTCGACGAGGTGGCCGTGACGCTGACCGGACAGGGCGAGCGCACCGCGATCACCCACCCGGACACCGCTGCGGACCTGCCGGTCATCTACTCGCTGTCGCCGTCCTCGACGGGTGTCGCGGGTGGCGGCCAGATCCAGGTCAAGGGCGCCTACTTCACAGGTGCGACCGCGCTGAAGGTCAACGGCACCGCTGTGGCGGCAGCGAACTGGAGCGTCATCAGCGACGGTCTGATCGTGTTCACCGCTCCGGCGCAGACCGCGGGCGCGTACCCGGTCGTGGTGACCACGGCGGCCGGCACCAGCGCGGGCGTCAACCTCACCTACGCCTGATAGACGGCAGCGGGGCCGGGGCTTACCTGGCGCCTCGGTCCCGCTGCTCAGCCAGGGAAGCCAGGGAGCCAGGAAGGTGAACCATGCGTGACTTGGATGAGTTCTTCGACCCGTCGCTGCGGCTGCCCATTCGCGGCAAGACGTACGTGGTGGAGTCGCCGGACGCGAAGACGGGCCTGCGGGTGCAGCGGTTGCTGACCACGGGCGTCGTCGCGGCTGCCGGCGGCGAGGTGTCGCAGGAGGATCTGGACTCCCTCGAGCTGGACGACAAGGCCGAGCTCGACCTGTACCTCGGACTCTTGGGGTCGACGTACGACGAGATGGTCGCCGACGGCCTGCCGTGGGAGATGATCAAGCACGCGGGCGGCACGGCGATGATGTGGGTGGCGTTCGGCATCGAGGCTGCTGAGCGGTTCTGGGAGGACGGCGCGCCCTCGGGGGAAGCGAGCCGGCCGGAGCCGCAGGATCACAAGGCGCCGGCCGCCAGTCAGCCTTCACGCCGGGCGGCCTCCCGCGGTACATCGACGGGCCAGCGGAAGCGGACTCCGACTTCTCCCTCCCCAACATCCTGACGCGGCATTGGCGGCTGGTCGAGGCCGACTTGCACGAGGTGTTCGGCATCGACGTGGACGACTCGACGCTGATGGCGGCGCGTCCGTGGCGGTGGCTGCGGTCGCGGGTGCTGTCGCTGCTGGATCGCCCGGACGTGTTCGTGCCCTACCAGATGGGCGAGGCACAGAAGATCGCCGCCGTCCCGACGACCCGCGTGGGTCGCGCTCTGTCGCCGCCGAAGTTCGAGTGAGGGGAGGTCCGTCGTGGCGCTGTCGATAGGCACGCTGGTCGGCTACTTGTCCCTCGACGACACCAACTTCAACCGGAAGGCCGACCAGGCTGACCGGAAGATCCAGGCGCTCAAGCTTCACCTCGACGCGCTGAAGGCGTCGAACCCGAAGATCGCCGTCGAGGTCGACGCGCAGACGGCCAAGCTCGACGAACTCAAGGCGAAGATCGACGACCTGAAGGTCAAGGCCGCCGAGGGTGTCGACGTCAAGGTCGAGATGACCCAGGCGATGATCGACCTCGACCGGGTGCAGGCGAAGCTGCGGGATCTCCACAACAAGGAGATCAAGGTCAAGGTCGACGTCGACGACCAGCCCGCGGTGAAGAAGATCGAGTCGCTCGACACCCGGCTGTCTGCCCTGCAGCAGAAGATCAAGGGCAAGGGTGGCCCCGGCTGGCTGATGACCGGCATCTTGGGCGCTGGTCCCGCCGTGGTCCCGCTGCTGGGCGCTGCGACTGGCGGCCTGCTGGCGATGGGCACCGCTGCGGTCGGCGCTGCTGGTGGCATCGGCGTGCTGAAGCTCGCCTATCACGGGCTGTCGTCCGAGGTGCAGGCGTACGCGAAGTACCAGCAGCAGTTGGGCGCGGCGACGAACGCCAAGCAACGCGCTGCCGCCCTGAAGACCCTGAGCGCTTCGGCGTACGGCACCGGCACGTCGCAGTCGCAGGACTTGACGCGGTTCCTCGTCAACCAGGGTGCGCCCGCATTCCACCAGCTGCAGAACACCGCGCAGGCGGCCGTGTTCCCCGGCACCACGCGGGCGCTGAAGGATCTCATCACCCTCCTTCCTGTCGCCGACCGGCTGGTGGGCCGGCTGGGCTCGACCATGGGCACAATGGAGGCCGAGGCCGCCCACGCGCTGACCAACCCGTTCTGGAAGCACTTCTTCGACCAGATCGGGATCACCGCGAAGAACGACCTGCCGCTGCTGGGACGTGCGTTCGGCAACGTGTTCGAGGGCATCGCTCGGATGATGGAGCGGTTCGCACCGAGCGGCACGTCGTCGCTGGCCTACTACATCGAGCATCTGTCGCGGGAGTTCAACCACTGGACGGCCAGCAAGCGGTTCGAGGGCTTCCTGAAGGCAGTTCGCGAGGACGGCGGCGCGGTCGCCAGTGTGTTGCGTCCGCTGGGGCCGATCCTCAAGAACCTCGGCTCGAGCCTGAACGGCGAAGGCATCGTG